TTGTAGCTCAATGTAGTCTGCGGTAAACTCAGTAACATCTTCCATTGTCATACCTAGTGCAGAAAATTGTTGCTGTGACTGTTGTACAATTTTTGTAATCTTAGAAAATTCATTAGCACCCTTAGTTGCGCCGCCAAAGGCTAGAGCAAATAGTTGTGAGTTCTCGCCAAGCACTCCTGCTAAGGTTTCCATTTTTATACCAGCTTGTGCCGCTCTTGATTGCATTTCAAATAAGCTATCACCAAAGTCAATACCACCGTTGGATAATGTACGATAGGTGTCTATCTGACTGTCCATCATATTAAGCATAGTTTGACCAAATTGTCCTACTACGCCTCCAACTATTGGAAATTTTGAAACTAATCCAGTAACATGCTGACCAAAGTCACTGATTCTGTCACCACCACTAAGTAACTCATTACCTAGCCCACCAATAGCATTAACAGTATTGCCTATTCCGCTGAATAGACCCATAGTATATCTATCTAGAGCTTTGCCAGCGTTTGCTATCTTTTGAGTAAGTTTTACTTGTGCTTTAGTTTGGTCTTTTGTACTTTCTGTGCTTTCTTGAGTGGCTTTGTTATCCTCAGTTTGTATCTTAACACCTTTAGATTGGACATCACCTGCCATTTTTGACACAGCTCCGCCATTACCGCCCTTTTTTTCCATAAGAGCAACTAATCGTGCTAGTGTAGCTTCTGATGCGGCATTACTAGTAACGCCATCCATGCCACCGCCTCTGTATGTAACTTCAACTGCCATTTATTAAGTACCTATATAAGTCATGTTCATAAATATAGTATATGAACAACACTTATTATTTATCCGGAGAAAAACAATGCCAGAAATAGAAAGAAGCGGATCCAATCCGTTACAGAAATATTTTAGGCAACCAAAAATATATATCGGCTTACCTAGCAAAGGTAACTGGTATCCAGATGGAAGTATAGAAAAAACAGAAACAGGCGAATATCCAATTTATGCAATGACAGCAAGAGATGAACTTATGTTTAAAACTCCTGATGCATTACTTAATGGACAAGCAACTGTAGACGTTATTCATAGTTGTGTCCCTAACATTAAAAACGCTTGGGACGTTCCTACTATTGATTTAGATACTCTATTGGTTGCTATAAGAATTGCCACATACGGCGAAAAATTAGAACTATCAACTAAAGTACCAGGAAATTCGGATCTAGAGAGAAAATTTGATTTAGATCTTAGAGTAGTATTGGACAAGTTTACAGGCGTTGATTACAACAGTATTATTACAGTTGATGATTTAACACTTACACTTAGACCTCAAACCTACCGAGAGTTTACTAAAGTTGCAACAAAAACATTCGAAGAGCAACGTATTGCTAGTGCAGTTCAAGATAACGATATGACTGATGATGAGAAGTTAGTAGTCTTTAACAAAGCGTTTACTGCATTAACATCAATTACTATTGACATGGTAATGGACGGGGTTGCTACTATTCAAACAGCCGAAGGTGATGTTGTTACTGATAAAAATCATATTGCACAGTTTATATCAAATGCAGACAAAAAGTTTTATACATCTGTAACTGATAATATGGAAGCAAATAGATCTAAGTTTAGTTTGAAGCCAATCACAATAGAATCTACTGAAGAAGAGCTTGAAGCAGGTGCTCCTAAAACATGGGAAATGCCTATTACATTTGATCAAGCAAATTTTTTCGGATAAGGATATCAGCTCTGGCTCTGCCTGATATCCTAAAAATTGTTGACGACTTAGAAAATGAGACCAAGAACTTTAAAATGGAACTAATGCGTACAGTATGGTACATGAGAGGTTCAGTGAGTCTTGAAGAAATTTATCAAGTAGGTCCTGAAGATAGAGAAATTATGTCTAAGTTAATTAAAGAAAATCTAGAAACTACTAAAAAATCCGGACAACCGTTCTTTTAGAGTATACAAAGTTTCAAAAGGATAAATGATATGATTAATCCTTTTGCAAACGCTATCCACATCATTTGATAATTAGTAAGTTTTGTGCATTTCTGAAATGCAATTAAATGTGCTCTATGCCATCTAGTAAATGCGTATAATGGCGTTGTTAAGTACTTCATCCCCGAACCAGCATTGCTCTTACTTGTTTTTGCACACCTGCATTAGCAATCTTAGTTGCCAAGTCTGGTAAACTAACTTCACCACCTTGTTGTGTTCCACCTTGTTGTGTTCCACCTGTATTACCAAGCATTTTTTTAACTTGTGCTTCTACGCCTGCTTTTTTAATCTTTTGTGCTAATCCTGGAATTGCATTTGGTTGCGATGATGTTGCACTAGTTGGTTCAGCACCTGCTTTAGCACCACCTGGAACTTTTGGTTTCTTAGCATTATTTCCAACTAATCCTCCACCAGTTGCTTTTACTGGATTATCCGGAGTGCCTGTAGGATAATTTACTTTATCGCCTTGAGCTCCGCCAGTTTTATACTTTACTTTACCGTTTGGATCATACTCGTCGTCTGCAGGAGCAGTTGTGCTAGATGGCTCTTGTTTGTCATTTTTAGTTGTTGCTTGTGCTTGTGTAGCTTTAGTGTTATCACCTGCTGTTGGCGCTTGTGTTGCGTCTACGGCACCATCTGTAGATGCTTGTGCATCAGCTTTAGTTACTTCGTCTGGACTAATTGGTGCTTGTGTTGATCCTGCAATACTGCTTATTTGATCGTTAGTAAGTCCTGCGCCTGATAATATGTTTACAATGCTACCAGAGTCAGTTGGTTCACCTGCCTTCTTCCAGTCTTTATTAAGTTTGTTAGCAGTAACTTTATTGCCTACATCTTTAGCACCTTGCTTAACTGCACTAAACGTACCCTTGGCACCTCTCTTAACTGCTCCAGCACCTTGCTTAACCGCTCCTGCGGCCTTAGATGCTAAATTACCTGCGCCACGTTTCATTTTAGCGCCTAATGTGTTTGGATTATCTAACCCTAGTTCGCCTTGTACAGGATCTGCTTCTTGTAAGTATTCACCAAATGCATTTTCATAATCAATTGATTCTGCTTTGTCGCCTGTTGCTCCAAAGTCAGACATCTTTTGACCTTTGTCAAAGTTTTTGTCTACTGGTGTTGCATCACTGCCGCCTTTGAGATCTAATTCAAGTTGTTCTTTCTCTTCTGGATCAATTGGTTTTGCTTTCTGTGCATCTTTGGCTGTATCGTCAACTGTTTGCATAGCACCTTGAGCCGCCGCCGCTATTGCTCCTCCGGCATCTGCCATATTTTTAAGAATAACATCACCACTTTCAGCACTTGTTATAATTTGCCTTAGTTGGTCCATGTTTAAACTGTCTCTGGGAATTTCTTTTAGTGCATTCCATGCCGCTGTTAAATCTTTTGCACTATCGCTTCTAACTAACTGTCCCATAAAGTTATGAAATTCACCTGCCGCTTTGTAATGTTCAGGGCTAAATGATTTTGCTCCGTCAACTGCGGCTTCTAATGCTTTGTACTGTGACATCATGTCTGGTGGAATAACTGAGTCGTAGTTGTAAAAGAATCCGTTAAGGTTACCTGACAATTTCATTTTTACTGCACCGTCAAGTGCATCAACGTCCATGCCTAGGTCTGCAAATAGATCTGCTTTAGCAGTTATAAAATTATCTGATTTCATTGCCGCTTCCATAGCATCAAGTTCTGATACTTGTGCAGTTGCAATGTTGTCAACCATCTCACTTGAAATATATTTAAATGCCGCACCAGCAAGAGCACCATATGCCGCTGTTTTAACTGACTTGCCTACTGCACTTGAAAGTTTTTCACCTTGTAATAAATCTTTTGTTGAACGTAAAATTAAACCTGCGGCCGCACCACCTAATGGTCCACCGGCAAATGCCGCAATAGTTGTTAGTATACCTACTGCTAAACTTGCTTTGCCTGGATTTGCTTTAGCCCAGTCACTAATTTTTTTAACGCCTGCACTTATTTTACTGTCGCCGTCACCAATTTTCTTTTTAAGTTCTTCAAACTTAGCATCTGCATTTTTAATTGGACCTGCTTGTTGTGCTAGTTTGCCAAGCTCATTAATCTTTGCATCAACTTTTTTAGCTAGGTCAACGGGTAATTTTGCCGCCGCTCCAACTTTACCAAGTGCAGTTTTGTTATCTCCACTGGCCATTGCTGTTTCTTCAGCGCCTTTAAAGATTGATTGTATTTGAACTGATGTTAATTCTGCTTCTGATAATTTTGCATAAGACTCAACTAGTGGCCAAAGCTCTAATTCAAAACGTGATAGGTAATTTTGCTGTGTCTCATTTAGATCTTGCCAGCCTTCGTTTAAAATAGTTTGGGTTTTGCTTGTGATTACTTCGGTGAGTTTCATTTTATGATCCTTATAGTAATTTCGCTAGTTCTGCTTTGTCCTGAGGACTAAGTGCGTCGATTGCTTTTTGGATATCTGCAGGAATACCACCTGGAGCACTACCGCCTGCGGCACCTCCTCCAAACTTATCACCTAAACTTGCTGGAGCCGCTTTTTGACCTACTGCCGCTTGACCTGCTTGTCCTTTAAATGAATCTTGCGAAACACCTTGTAGAATAGTGTCAACTTCTTTAGGAGTTATTGGACCTGTCTTACCTGCTAATTGTTTTGTTGGAAGTTTTTGTTTTTGTAAAAAGTCTATAACTTCTTCTGCATTTGGCTTCTTATGGTTAGCACCTGTTTGACCCATAAATGATCTGTACTGCGTAAATATTTCCTTTGCCCTAGCGTTAGCATCTAATCCACCTTGGATACCAGCCGCTGTTGCTTTTGCACCAACTGCGCCTGCTACTTTAGCACCTGCTTTTTTAGCTAAGTTACCAAGTACGTTGCCGCCAGGAGCCTCAGAAATAGTTGTTTCTGTTACTATCTGATTTATTTTCATAGCTTAAACTCCTTTATATAATATATTTATACTTAATTAGTCTCAAACTAACCGTAAATACTCGACTATGGTTACACATTATATTGTAATGGATGGAAACAACATCGAAGTAGCACAAGTATACAGCTATGAAGAAGCCCTCCTAACACAGCAACAGTTAAATGACATGAATCCCCAAGAAGAATACACTATTGTTGAAAAACAACATAGTTATATCAAAGCTGGATTCGGTCGTGATCCTGATCTACATTAATCGCGAGTGTCCATTAAGAATTGTATGTTAATGTATATTATTGTATTTGTGAGTGTATTGTATTGTTTGGAACAAGTACTACGTACTTGTTGTTTATCGCTATCGCTCAAACACTTCTATCTTTTATATAACAAGTGTTTATATATGAATAATATAAGTGCGAAGCACTTTAGCATTATCTAGATAGTTAAGCCACAATTCGCCCGTTGCCGGACGAATTAAAAAAAGTGGAAACTCCTACATTATCTGAGTGAGCATCGCCACAACATGTTAAAGAAGATTTGTATGATATACAATGCATTCAACAATTTTAATAGTTAAATGTATAATATATAGTACAACGGAGGCGGCGTACCGCATACCCCCTACTTCAGCATTCGCAAATATACGCGGAAAGCAGTTGATCCCTAACAGTCGAAATCACTTACTCAGTGGTTGCTTTTTCTCAGAGCCACGATCTTTTATACCTAAGTTAGTATTGTCCTTGCAACTCGCTACACCCATCGACAGTATTTCATGCAGAATCTTAGCGGATCGAGCAACCCCGATCAATCAATGTTGCTATGTTGTGCCTATATGTTTTTTAATGCTTCGATTAAGATTTTAGAACTGCCAACTCGTACATTAATGATACCGTTGTAATATTCATCGGTCTCAAGTACTCTACGATCAAACTGTTCCTTTGCCTCTATGTAACTTAAAACGCCTCTGCTAGGACAAAAATGCAAAATTTCTCTTGTAAATTTATCTTCGCCTAATGTTGCAACGTCTGCTAATAGCTTGTCACTAGATCCCCAATAAGTTTTCCAGTCACTTTCCTTAGTTCCACGTCTTTTATTTTTTCTGCCTTTTAGCGGCGGTTTAGTTGTTTTAAATCGGGCTAATTTTTTGCCTATGTACTTGCGGTCGTTAGTTAAGTTTGTTATCAAATATACAAAACCTTCGCAGTCTGTTGGAAGATCCTCTATTTTCTTGTTTTGATAAGTCCACTGCATGAACTTACTTACTGTTGCCTGTGATTATTGTTCTTGATTGTGGTTTGTCTTGTTAGATGTAAAGTCGTCCATGATCTCTACTCGACGAGCAGAGCATAGTCGTCTAATTTCACTGAGCCACTTACGAGCTTCACGCTTAGTACGTTCGCTTTTACGAATTTCAAATGATTCGTTAGCTTTATAGTACCGCATGTACGCCTTTGTAAGTAGATCATGTGTATCGTCTTGCATTACTGAATCTCAATATCGTTATCGTAGCTAGTAAATCCGTTCTCTTTAATAACTTTAAGCACGTTAGTAACACGCCCAATTAATTCATCTTTGTGTGAAATTAGATATACGTTCTTATTACGTTCTCTAGCCATCTTCTTTAAAATACTAATTGAACATTCAACACCAGCAGTATCCATACCACTATCAATAAGCTCATCGATAAACAATAAGTTAATATTCTGGTACAAACTTTCCCATACGTCACGGAATGACCAACTCATACCAAGTATAAGTCTATTACGCTCTCCTCTTGACAAGTTATCAAAGTCTAAGTCTTGTCCTAGCTGTTGTATCTCAACAGTAAGATCGTTTTTAAATACAACTGTATGCGGAAGACCGATCTTATCAAGATAGTATGTAAGTCTGTTGTTTAAGTATGCTAAGTTTTGTTCAATAATCTTTTTACGAATAAAACTATCTTTATTTGTTAACAACTTGTACAAGAAGTCTTGATGTTCTTTTTCACTAGTTAGGTCGTTAACAACTTCCCAATTAAGTTCTTGAATAGCAGTTTCATTCAAATCATCAATCTGTTCTTGATAAGGATCAAGTTCTTCTTGCTTTGCTGTTAATGCACTCTTCAAATTATCAACATTACTTCTATGCTCGTATGCTTCTTTAGCATTTTCATAAAATGTATTAGGTTTACTTTCAATATCACCTAGTTCAGAAATCTTTGTAACAACTTTATCAAACTTATCAGCAATTTCAATTAGGTATGTGTGTGCATCACCGTAATCTTTTTGTAATTTTTCTACAAGTTCTTCTAATTTGTCGTCATGTAAGTCTTGCCCACAAGCATAACACTTTGCGTGTTCTAAATCGTCTAGTTCTTTACCAGACTTCTTCATATTCTTGTCAGCTTGTTCTAATGCACGTTCAACTGTTGATCGTTCTTTGATTAAATTGTTACTCTTGGTAGTTTTTTCTGACCAAGTACTAAGAAGATCGTGAGCTTCTAGCTCAGAGTCAATGTCTAGCTTTTCTAAATCTTTAATTGCTTTATCTAACTTGTCACAGTCTTGTTTATTTTGAGAAATCCAAGCCTTGCGCCTAGTATGCAATCGATCAATGTTTTCTTTAATTTTTTCGTTGCTTGTTGTAACTGCTTGTAGTCTAGCAGTTTCTTCTGTAAGCTGATCTTTAGTTTTTTTAGATTCTTCTCTAAGTCTGTCAGCTTTTTTAGATAATATAGTAATACCTAGTAACTGTTCAATGATCTCTCGTTGATCATTGCTCTTTAATGATAGGAAGGGTTCTGTATATGTGTTTAATGCAAGTATGTGCTTAAACATAGTATGACTCATACCAAGAAGTGTGTTGATATCTTCTTGAGTCTTACGACTATCACCTTGACTTTCGTCAGTAATCTCTTGATCCTGATCATCAATACTAAATTTTAACAAATTAGGTTTACGTCCACGTTCGATATGATATTTTCTACCATCTTTTTCAAACGTAAGTGTTACTAACATCGCTTTGTTATTAGTTTTATTAACTAAATTGTCCTTGCGTATGTTAGTTAGTGCTTGGCCGTACAGAGCATATGACAACGCATTAATAATTGTTGTCTTTCCTGTACCGTTACGGCTCCCAGAATCGTCACCTCCTTGATCTAAGTTTTCACCAAGCACTAACGTCAGTTGTTCGCGGTCAAAATCAACACCTTGTGTAGAATTACCTACACTCATAAAGTTTTTAACTGTTAATTCTTTTATCTTAATCATCTCTACCAAGCTCCCGGTATATATCTAACAGCTTTTTCTTGTCAAAGTTGTCTGATTCGATTGCTTCAATCTCTTTAGATACAATCTCGTCAACACTTTCAAACTGTGCAATATCAATTTCACTGTTCATAGCTTCGTCTTGTGTACTTGGAATCAGTGTAATCTCTCTGCATTCATATTCTTGAATAAATGTTTCTTTAATAAAACTTGCTTCTTCGTAACTAATAGGTAAGTCTAAT